ATCAACTAGGGCTGTGTCAATATCTTGCCCTAGTGCGGCAATAGCGGTAGCGCCATCCTTTACTAGGTCTGTGGACTGGGGTATATCCCATCCAAAGTTAGTGGTTGTTGTTGCCATTACGCTACTGCTCCAATCGCATTAAGCCAGGTTAGGCTTGTGTTAAGGGTATTCCAGGTTTCCGCTGCGTTTACTTGTTCCCATTTTACCGCAACTTGAGAGAAGTTTACGGGAGAAGCGTTAAAGGTTAGCGAAAGATCATTCATCGAGGCCCTAAAGGTCCAGCCTTCAACGTAGCCTTGGAAACTGCCGTCATTGATGTTATTAGGTAGATTCTGTATCCAGACGGGCATGCCCATAAACACATTAAGGAGAGCATCTCGGTCGGTGTTATCTATTTCAGGGTTTCCAAGCGGGAAAGTAATTGACTCAAACTGAGCGTAAGGAAACGATCTGAGAGCTATGTAGCGATCAGCGACCGCGGTAGCGTCCACCAATTTATCGATGTTAGAAGTAAAACTTTGAGCCTGTAGGCCATAAAGGGATTGGCTTTGTAGGTCTTCGGCTGTGTAAGTGTTATTACCCCCGCCGTAGCCAATCGTATACTTATTACGAATATCGCCAGATTTAACCGTTGTAGCAATACCGCTAGCTAGGGCTTGTCCTGCATCTAGTTCTACGTAGCCATTATTTGCTAGGTAATCTTGCCTATGAGTGCTATCGGCGTATCCAATGTTGCCGTTAGCATCCTCGTAAATGTAACCTAAAGCCGATGTAGCGATCTGGCTAACTAAGCTATAAATATCGGTAAGGCTTGCAGTTCTAGCAATCATTTCGTAATTGCCTGGGCGGTCGATCTCACCCAACCCAATGTTCCCGGCATTGGCCCAAGTTACTGTAGGGTCATAAGCGGCCCATGTTTGCGCTGCTGGAACCTCGTTCCATTGAGCTAGAAGATATCCGCTAAGAAGTTCATAAATCTGGTCGCCGTCATAGTCTTTAGATAAGACTCCAGAATCGATAAATTTAGGAAGTTTAGATAATGCTCCCAAAGCGACAATAGTTAAAAGAGTGGTTGATCCTACGGCTCCGGCGGTATTGACCGAAGTCCCGTAATCGGTAACATAGCCGCCAAAGATAGGAATGAAAGTTCCGCTGGTGTTCTTTACCTCGATCGTCAGCCCTGTTCCAACATTAAACGGATAGGACTGGTTGTTAAAATTAATCAACTGAATCTGGCAATAGCCAGCAACTGGCTGTGAATAAATATCGGTACGGCCAGAGGTAATTGTAAAGTTAGCCAAGGTAACGTCTGTTAATACTGTCCCATTAATTTTGACTAAATATTCTGGGGTGAAGGCGGTCATGTATTAAAAGCCAGACTTCCTAGGGTTCCTCGAGCTGACGAATTGTTAAGAATAGAAACTATCTGGCGAGCCGTGGACTCGCTATCGATCGCGCCATTAACGGTTATGTTGATGGTCGAGCCCTGGTTAGAACCAGAGGTTCCGGGCATGGTCTGACCGTTAGGAATGATTAGACCGTTTGTATTAGGTACAAATAATTCAGGCCCGCGCTCGCCAACGATATAGGAAGTGCCGCTTCTAACTGGCCCGCCGTTAGCGCGACCGCCTCCGAATACGTTGTCAATAACGCCACCAAGAGCCTGCGTGACTGGGTTATTCTTGACGAAATTGACGATTGCCTTAATAGCGTTAAAAGCCTTATTGACGACATCGACAAGATTAGAGAAGAGGTCTATAACAATTCCTATAGCTGTTCCCAAAACTTCAAATGCGTTGCCTAAAATCTTGCCAAGTACCGGCGCCAAGACATCGCGAACGAATGTGGCAACCGCTTTGAAGAATGCAAGCAATGGCTTAAGTTGTTCTTCGTTCTCTTTGATCTTGCCCGCAACCTTTTCAAACGCTGCTCGCAAACTATTAATAATTGGCGTTAAGAAGTCGCGTAATGCAGGGACGACATATTGTGTAATGAAAGACCAAGCAGCTCTAAAGGCTGGAATTACATATTCTGTTATATAACCTGTAAGCGCCTGAAAGATAGGCGTTAATTTAGGTCCTAGTTCGTCCGATAATTTCTGAATGGCTGGAATGACATTATTGACGAAGCCTGAGACTAAAGGAGTAATGGCATCGAGAACGAATGATCCCACCGTCTCTTTGCCTTCATCAAAGGCCACCTGAAGGCGCTGCATCTTGCCTGCAAAGGTATCTGCCTGGGTTGCAGCCTGTCCTCCGAAAGTGTCAGCCAGTTTAGCGGTGATCTGCTCCATTGACATGGTTTTAAGTTCAGCTGCCGAAAGTCCAATGCCGAGTTTTACAAGTCCTGCAGTCTGGCCTTCTTGAGCCTTTGCAAGAGCATTAGAAACGGCTTCAAGTGACTTGCCGGAACCTGCGCTAATATCAAGAGCTAGACCTTGGAGTTTCTGAGCTTTCGCTACATCGTCAGTCGCAGTGACAAGGCGCTGAAGCGATGGACGTAGTTCATCATCGGTTACGCCAGTTGCAAGGGTAGTTTTAGTTATGTAATCTTCTGTAGCACTAATCTGGGCATCTGTGGCACCAGTTACATTTTTTAAAGCTGTAGCAAGGCGTAACTGAGCGGCCTCGTCCTCGATGGCAGACTTAACGCCATCTACTAATAGTTTTCCAGCATAAGCGGCGGCGGCGACTCCTGCGGCGGCAAAGGCGCCCGCAGCTACCTTGCCGAACTTGCTTACTTTATCTCCAAAGCTGGAGACTTCATTATCTGCCTTGTTTAGGCCCTTGGTAAAGTTATCGACATCTGCCAGGAGTTTGAGCGTTAAGGCTCTTGAAGTTGATGCCATTATCCCCACTCCTTCAATATCTTAGTAAATGATTCTGTCCATCTTGCAACTATTTCAGGTTGAATCCTGCGTAATGTTGGATAGATAAACCAGCCCCTAGAGCCCTTGCCTTCACGGCCTGACCATACGGGAAACTGCTTATATTTATTAGAACCGAATTCTGAGCCGCCCCAAATATCTTTAGTGGTTGCTCCACCTGAGAACTTTTGAGAAGCGAACCCGTAAGTAATCTCACCGATACGGCTTGATTTCTTGACACGGGCTCCGCTTGCAATACGTCCGGCTACTGCTGCACTTGGTCTCGACTCAGCCGTCTGAATAATCTCTGATCGAGCGAATTCCGCCAGCGCTCCCGACTGGCGTTTCGCTTCTTCTCTTGCTTCTTCCGACATACCTTTAAGCGCCTTGAAGACTTGGCGAAGTTCAGTCTGGTCTAGTGCTACTTGCTCACTTGCCACGATTGCGCTCCTCCAATACTTCTATAGCGGTCAAGATATCCTCACCTGTTCGCCAATGATCCATGGGGATCTGAGTGGCTATTGCCAGTTCTACTAAGAGTCGGCTTACGCTTCCTCTTGGATGACTTTTGGGCTCTCATCACCGACTTCAACATCGGCAACTGATTCCATCCAGACATCGAGCGGCTTAACTGGCTTGCCTCCGGCATCTCTTTTCATAGCGCTATGAGCTACATAAAGGATGTCCCACATTCCGCCAAACTGACCAATAACCTTCTTAGTGGTTACTTCCCATTTAGCGTAATCTGGCGGACGCACCTGGTAAGTGGTTTCTGTTCCGTCAATATATTTAATTGTTATGTTCTGTTGCATTGTTTGCTCCCGTTTCTAGTTTTAGCTGAATGTTTCTGTTACTGCTCCACGGCGTACTTTGAATGTGAAGTCTACAGTCTGAGCATCTGTTCCAGAGCCTCCTGCTGTAGGAAATTCTGGGAATACGTCAAACGCAAAGACTGCGCCTGTAGCTGCCGTCATTGTCACTGTAAAGGTGCTATCTGGTGTTGTCTCTGCTGCTGTCCATAAAGCCTCGCATACTGAGTTTGCCTTACCCCAGTCGGCAAGCATTGAAAGAGCAAATGAGCCTTCAAGATTGACTGTCTTAACCTCTTCGCCATCGAGTGTCTGATAGACCTCGCGGACGTTGGTCTTTGTGAGAACTGCTGAAGTCGCTTGTGCGTCAATATCTGTTCCACCTGTGAAAGATAGAGCCACATCGCGACCTGTGATTACTGTGGTTGCCATTATTTATCCTTAGTTTGTCTGTGTGTAGTAGGTAGAAACTCTGATATCTGCCACCAAGCAATTAGATGGGCCGACTTGAGTAACTGTTGGTTTTTCAACCGCTCCGACTGTGTACCCGGCTGGGATCACCTTCAGAACACTGATTACGAGCTGCTCGAGATTATCGAGCGAAGCCGGATTGCTGTTGTATGCAACCGCGACTGAGATCACTAAATTAATTTTAATGTGAAGCGTTGATTTATTAATGGTCTCTAATTCAAGATAAGGAGAATCCGGAACCGTTACTACGAAAGGAACCATAGGAGCCTCTGGGACGTACGCGTAGACGTTGCCCGCTACGTTTGCGAAAGCTGTTGCTAATGGCTGACGAACTGTGTCAAGGATGGTCGATGCTGGCATTATTGCACCATTGAATCGGTGTCAATATACGGACCTAGAAGCCCTGAAACTCTATTGAAGAGACTGCGGCCTAAGCGATAAGGACTGACGTTTGTAAAGTCCACGCCCTCGATCTGTCCACCTGGAGCGATGCGAGATTGAAATACTTCTACCGATACGGCAAGAACTGCTGACTCAACTGCGCTAACTCCGACATAAGTAGAAGCGCCAGATAGGGTCGCACGTCCTGAAGGAATGACCTTGCGCTCGGTGATATCGGCGTTTGTAATTGCTACTGTGAAGAAGCCATTGAAATCTCTGTAAACGCCATCTACGAATATGCGAGAGTTTGAATTTACGATAAATGTATCTACGTCATAATTGCTAGATTCCAGGATGGTAAATGTTCCGTTGAAAGGGGAGCCGCATCCGGTAATAACTACGCTCTGACCCTCTGAGAAATTGTTATCGCCTAGCACTTGATAAGTGGCGATGTTGTCTTCTAGCTCGACTGCTGAAATTGGTGAAGCATAAGTGACTAGCATGGGCAAGATAACTGCCTCAGCCGTGTCGATTACATCTGTTAAATAAGCATCGTTATAGAGGGACGTAGAGACGCCAAGGATAGACCTTAGTTCTGCAACTGTAACAATTGTAGCCATCTCTACATCCTCTCTAGTAAACGACTGGGGGAGCCACCGGGAGCAGCAGCCCCCCCATGATTAGTTAATTAATTACGCGACCATGAAACGGTATGAACCAGCGCCAATTTTTGTAGCAACTGCACCATAGCCGTAGTAACCAACTTCAACCTGACCTGTTGAGATGAGGTTTGTCTGTAGTGATAGGCGTGGTGATTCGTACCATGTGTATGACTCTGGGTTAACTACGATCATAGTGTTGTCACCAAGACCTGAGCCATCTGTTAGTGCGCGTGAAACGCGAAGGTTGAGACCTAGAAGGTTTCCACGAACTGCTGTTGCTGTAAGTGTTCCGCCTGCGTTTTGTGGGTTGATTGTCTGTTGGAAGATTGGGCGATTTGAAGAATCTACTAGCCCCATCAAGTTACCCCATTGTTCTGGAGAGACAATGATGTTTTCTGCAAAGCCAAGTGTTCCTTTGTAGATAGAAACTGCTGCATCTGACACGAAGTCTGCTGCAAGTGCGCCTGTTGTAATTGCTGCGCGGTTTCCGCCGTCTGTTCCGCCATTGATTAGCGCAGTTCCAACTTCTGCATCTGAAGCCTTTGCGTATGCGTATTCCATCTGGCGTACGAGTTCAGCGAAAAATGCTGGTGATGAACGATCGAGAAGCTCAAGGCTGAATGTTTGACGGCCCATGAACTTCTTGACATTTACAGTTACGAACGCTGCGTTCTGATCTGTCTCTGATCCACCGTTGCCTTCAGCCGCGACTGAAACTGTTGGAGCAACTGTAATCTTTGGAATCTCAAAAGTCATGCCTGCATCTGGAAGAGTGCCGCGTGAAACTGAGTCAATGAATGGGCGATCTGCGTTTGAGATGCCGTTGATAACTTCGGTTAGTTGGCGTGTTGGAACTAGACCAGCGTTATCTGTTGTGTCTGCTGCTGCTGCAACATACATGCGAGATTCTTCTGAGCCTAACTTTGCGCGAACTGAATGCTCGAGATAAGTAGCCTTATCAACGATTGGGTTACGAACAGTTGTCGAAATATAAGGTGCAGTTGCAGCCTTAACTTCGACTCTTGCAGCCTCTACCGTTTCTGCGGCAGGAGCGACTTCTGGAACGGTAGTGTCTGACACTTGTTCTCCTTCTGTGGTTGATGGTATTTCTTCCTGAGTTGGCTCAGAAACTTCGTTTTCTACTGCCGCTACTTTTGCGACTTCAGCGCCGGGGATGGCGCCATCTGTGACGAGGCTGACCTCGATCAAGTTACTTGCGCTAATGGCCATAACGCCATCCTTGTTATTCCACTCTTCGACATCTACGCCCACGCTGAAATCGCTACGCAATCCAGTTGCGGCCTCTTCAAGTGCGTCATTACCGGCGGTTGTCTTGGCAATCTTAAATTCTGCGGTGATCCCTGTCTCATCCTGCTCGAAGCTGACGAGTTTTCCAAGCGGACGAGTTACATCATGCTGAAGGACGAGCTTGGTGTTCTTAGACATCTTGATTGAATCCTTCTCGAACATTGTCCGACCTGCTGAGGTATTACCTTCAGCATTCCAAGATACGATGCGGCCAGCAATAATGCGTGACTCTGCATCGGCAGCCGTAATGGCTACGGGCATTGTTATCTTCATGCGTTCTCTCCTTCATTGTGGATTAAATCTTCTTCTTCTTGAATCTGTTCAACGCTCATAGCGCCAATGCGGTTAAGAATCTCGTAAACCTGTGCGCGTTGCAGTGCATCGGTACGAAGGAATTCGTCTAGTGAGAAACGGATCGTCGAGGTCTGTGAAATAAAATCTGGCATGCTGAGTCGTTGCTCGATGGCAGTAAGAATTGGCTTCATAGAGAAGTCGATAAGCGAACG